CTTTAACACCATTAACGATACCGGCCACACCGCCATTAAAAATCTTTACCCCAGCAGCAACTTCGTACTGCGCATCATTTAAATTAATTGCCATAATTTCTTTTTATTTATTTGTTATTTTTACTTATTTTACCATTTATTCTACAATCGAAGAATTCTCCTTTTGTCTCTGAATTTATATATCCATAATAATGTGGACATTGAAAATCCGTATCCTCATCTTTTGCCATCCAAGCTGTACAAGCGCAACAAGGAGTAGTATTATCATTAACTTCGATAATAATACCTAATTCCTCTGCTTGTTCTTCTGTTAATGGACAATCTTTATTTGATACAATATATGTATCACCATCAGATAATTCGATATGCTTTTCTTTTACAAACATATTAGTTATTGTATTTATTTATTTCATCAACTACCAATCCCATATCATTTAAGATATACATATCTTTAAACATTCCAACTGGAGATTTAGCTGGATATTGGCCATCAAAGTTGGTTACAAATTGTTTTACAACTTTTTTTGTACTCTCATCTATAGCCTGCTTGCCATATAATACAACCTCAAATTTACCTTCAATTGTAATGTATTGGTCCGTGGCCTTCCCGACGGTTTTCGCCTTATATGACTTAGTAAAACCATCGTCCTCTGTTTCATAATGCATTAAAACTATAAAATTTTTATCCTGTGGAATAGCATACGCTGAATCGAATATACCACCCATAAATAAGCCTATATTTTTAAATACATCATACCCTTTTGCAAGAGCATTTTTCATATAATAGTCTTGCATCACGTAGTTCAAATCGTCTATCACATATGTAGTTATGTCTGGTCTATTGGCTACAAAGTAGTCAATATTCTTTCTTATAACATCTCCATTATTACTAATAAGAAAATTGCCTGTTGTTGGTGGAGAACCTACTGGAACATGAACATAATCATTTTTCCAGCCCCTAAATGGTAAACCTTTATTGGTTACCGTAACTAAAAATGTTTCTTTAGGATTTAATCCTTTAATACCCAATTCTGGAATTGCACCTAAACTAGTACTTTTACCGAACCCACTAGTAGCTAATACTAAAATTCTTGCCATATCTTCTATTCTCTTTTAATTTGTTTTTCATCAATTTCTATAATTTTACAATCGCTCAATTCATTTATAAATTCATCTTTATACACGAATGACTTCTCTGTACTGTTCCAATAAAGAATATACCATTCTTCGTAATTTCTAAATTTAAGTTTTACCCAATAATATCCTCTATCTCTCATATTAATTTGTATATTTTAATTCTTCATTTCTATAACTATCTATAGTCTCATAGATTTTCTTTCTAGCCTCTGGGCTAGGATTAGGTGGTAATTCTTTAAAGAATGAACTAGCACCATTAAAGAACAACTGTTGAGTTATATTAGACCTACCATTTCTGTTTAGAATAATACTTAATTCTCTATGATAGTCTCTAATACGAGTTAAGTCCCAGCCCTCATAAACTTCTTCTTTATATTTATAAGGTGAAAATATCCCTATCATAAGTGAGATGTCCATAGCGGTGTCTTTATTTGAGCTAAGTCCCTCTCTGCTAGGCTTTACCTTTTCCAAAACTGAGTCACCACGATTGGTGAATTGTTGGGTAGTCGAGTCGGCTGATTGTTGTTGAACCAGTAACGGACTGTATTTATAGGTATTCTTTAGTTTAAGAAAATGTTCACTTGATAATACTTTAATACACTCATAAAGAGTTTTACCTTTTTCGGCCAATAAAGTAGCATGGTCAACTATGACCTCAACTATTTCATTGGGATTATTAGGAATGTATTCTTTAATTATTTTATGTACACTTCCATCATCCCATGTAATTTCCTCATAAACCACCTTTCCATTAGCTCTGGCATATTTTTCACAATTAATCATTATACCAGTTGGACTCTTAACATTATCTATAATTTCCACTTTACTTTCAAAGAAATCAATATAAGCTCTAAATTCATCTGATTTAATAATATCCAATATCCTATCTTCAATAGTATATTCCTTAAATATCGACATTAAATGTAGCGGACTTATAATTATACCATATTCTGAAAATAGTCTGTAAGACATAACTTGGGCCATAACATCTTCTTTAGATATTTCTAATGAAAACATTTTTACTTTAAGGTCAAGCCCACAATTTGGATTAGCAAAAAGATACTCAATTGGTTGATGTACGAACATAAAGGAGGCTAATTGTGATTTACTCTCCTTTGTGCCTGCCGAAACGAGCGTATACATACCTTTTCGTAATCCAGGAAGAACCTTGCTTAAATTAGGCATTCTATGGAATGGTATTGCTAAAAGAGAACCACTATCTTTAACTTCTTTATTATCAGATATTATCTTTAAAGTATCATCATATAAACTCATATCTTCTCAACATTTTCACTCCATAAATCTATTGGAGTACTATCTATAAACTTTTCCCAACCTCTTTGATTGATATATACCTCCATTTTACTAAGAAACTCACTAGCCCCTCGTCTTTTAGCATCATATATCATATTTTTAGTAGCATTTACTACCTGTTCGTGGTCAGAGAGATTTTTTATTACAGAAGTATACTTCCTAAATAATGTTTCATAATCTCTACTTAATTTTCCCATAACTATTTTACCCTTACTTCTCAATATTCTACCACTTGGTGTCTTATGAGGATATAGTTCAAATAATACATCAAAATCACTTTCAGATAATGCAGTACTAGCCTCTTTAAATACTTTCTCTCCCTTTGAGGTAAATTTCAGTGACTCTCCATCAACCATTAAAAACCCTTTGGTAATTAATGATTGAAGATGAGCCTCTGTGGAAGAGAAAGGAAATTTTATATCATCCATTATTATAAGTCGTAACTTTAATAAAGTAAGATATTCATTGACATTTAAGTCAAGTTTTAATAATTGTAATAAATTAATTTCTACAACTTCCATCATAACATCTTTAATGTTTCATCATTACTTTTCATCATCTCATTAAAGCTATTACACTACATATTCTTTAAATTCCTCTAAGCTGTTATTCATGTATATTTCATCCTGTGTATTCTTGTAATAGAATATATGTATAACTGGCTCCTTCTTACGAAGTGTTCTGCCTAACATTTGTAGGCAAGAACGACTTTTACTGTCTAGCTGTACTATAATTGCATTAGCTTCGACTAGGTTCATCCCCTCTTTAAGCATATCAACTACGAATAGTTGATTAATTTTTCTATCATTAAAATCGTCTATAATTTGCTGGGGTTTACTAATTTTTGAATGAACTATATTTTTAACGCCACCTAATTCATTACACTGTTTAATACTTCCAGCAAAGCATATAAATCTATCCTGATAATTCTTTATTACTTCTTTTACATGATTAGTCTTTAATCCAGCTATAAATCGTTTCCTTTGCATAGCCATTTGCAACCATTTATTTTTAAAAACCTCTTGGTTAATTTTATAATACTGTAATTGATAATAATCTATTTGACTACAAAGATACGAATATTTTTCTAATTCCGTGCATCTAACTGTCAGATTAACATCATTTAAACTTTTTAAATAATTCCATCTATCATTAAAATTACACTCTTTTTTTACCCTTAAATTACTATTACCCTTAGTAATATTTATTATCTGATTATTATTGGTATTATCTAACTCTAAAGGCACTAAATGTATCTTTGGAGTTGGTAATATGTCCGACTCAATAGCATCGCTTAGAGAGTACTTAAATGAAGTAATTGGGCCAATAGTATTACTAATGAAATCTACTTCCTTTGGCGACATTGTAGCCGTTAGAAGTAGATTTTTCTTAGTAATAATAGTTTTAATAACTTCAATATAAGTTGGGGCTGACATTCTATGACTTTCATCATATATAACACCATCCCAACTAGTTGATTTATACTTCTTTAAACTAGCATAACAAGTAAATGTAATGTTTTGTAATATATCATTAAACTTATGTTTTATTGCATCGTCTATCCAGTTTTTAATATGAGCTCTTTCAGCAACTACAACTAACCATTTATTATTAAACAAATCAGACGTATCTCGCAATATCTCTAATGATATGCGAGTTTTTCCCATACCTGTAGGAAGTAATATTGCGAGATTCTTACACTTTCTCGCAATTTCAATAGCTTCTAATGTAAGACTTTCACGATTCACGATTACCAACTATCAGTATTAATAACTTTTTTTATAATTTCTGCTGGAATTACTTGTTCACTTCCCACATGTTCTTCTTTGGTATCAACTACGATAAAATTTTCTTGAACTTCTGGTATTAACTCTGCATAAACTGACGGTGATTCTTGAATAACTCCTTCTTGTTGTGCAATTTCATCATTGATAAAATTATCAATTGCAGCAACCTGTTCACTTGTTAAATCTATAAATGGATATTCATATAAATTATTAGATAAATCAACTGCTGGTTCATTTGTATATTGCATTGGAACATTAACTTGATTAATTAAATTAACTCCAACAAATTTATAACCGCCATCTTCTCCGACCAAATTTAATTGAAAATGGTCTCTTGCTGGAGTACCATATAGTCCAAATTGTTTAGCTAATCTATTTGCCAATAACTGACTACTGAAATCATTCTTAGCAGTTACATTATTAGTATACATATCTTTAGTATCCATATTGGTTAGTAAGATATTATTGTTATCATCATAACCATTAGCTATTTTACTTGTATTAGCTGTGTTTAATGGAAATCCAAATAACTCCATAGCCTTTTTATTAAAACTAAATTTGTTATCAACCAATGTCATTACTGCATCATTAGGAAATAATTCCTCTTTCTCTACCCGTTTCTTTACTGTTGTAAAAATCATAATTTTTATATTTTTTAATTGTTTAAAATATCTTGTATGAGAATTGAGGTGCCTAAAAATATAATAGATATATATAATCCCTGTAATATTGCAGAAATAATAAAAT